TTCTCTGTGCCAAACAGCACTATCATTAGATATAGACAATCCGTTATATGTAGGAGAGTAAGCAACTTCATCACTAATCTGAGAAAATTTACCTTGTATTGAACTTGAATACCTTAACCCTGTTGGCTCGTTTGAATCAGCCACTAGGAACTCACCATCATTCCCAACCGCTAGACGTTGGTTTGCAGTGTCGAAAGTTTGTAAGTCGCCTTTAGTTGTTAGCGTAGTACTTATAGGTGCATCTTGCCAGCTTGCAGTTGTACCATTTGAAGTTAAAAGCTGATTAGCACTACCAATCGGAACCCTTTCGTCTTCAGTAACTCCTCTAACGATGATATCGCCCTCTGTTGTGGTTGGGCTTGTACTGGGTGGGTCTTGATATTGTAGTGTTACACCTGTTGAAACTAAAATTTGTCCGATAGTCCCAACACCTAAAGCAATGTCATTCCCAACACCGCCACCATTGTTAATTATGATATCACCTTCGTTTACTGTTGGTGATCCGCTTGCTGCTTCAGCCCACGTTGGAAGCCCTGACGCGTGCATAGTTAAAACATAGTCTGTTGTCCCTGCTGCAAGTCTAGTTGTGTTTGAGCCGTTGTAATAAAGCAAGTCACCAGTGGCAACCCATGGAAGCGAGCTTTCTTTTCCGTCTATTTGTGTTTGTAGTGAACTTGTAACACCTGATAAATAACCAAGCTCTGTATTTGTTACTAAACTTTCTTCAATCGCCTTTGATCCCGATGATTGTAAAACAAAGTTACCAGTAAAGGTATCAACTATTACATCATTAACAGGTGAGAGAGTTATGTCTGTGCTGTCATTATTTTCAATTTTATCTATTCTTTTGACGGTTTGTGCCGTTGAAATAAGAGGTAAAAGCAACAATATTAAAAACTTATTCATTAAAAATTTCTCCCGATCTCAATATATCTTTTTTTCTCTAAATTAAACTTTAATATGAGCATGTCGTAAAGCCCTAGTGTTGCGCTTCCGTTAAGAACACAACCAAAATCAGCTATGCGATTGTCATTAATTTTGACCGTGTTAACATCATCACCACCGATTAAATAGATAACTGTTCCATTTTCACAAGATTGTGTCCCTGTAAATGGTAGTACGCTCAACGTAACTGCACCGCCATCACCAACTAAATGATGCTCCTGAGTTGTTACCAATTCATCTAGCGTCACTGTGCCACTAGCCGTTTTTGATACTTCTGAGTAAACAAAGCTGGAATTTCTATTTATGGTTCGTTGTGCATTTCCAATTGATGAACCCGAAACCGTATCTGTGTTTGCAAGAGTGACTTTACCTATTGTTGTATCGTCAACTGTTTTATCCATGAAGGTTGCATTTGCGACGGCTGATGAAAGTATAGATTTGAAAGAAATTGGCATGTTATATTAACTCCCTAAATGTAATTATTCCAGATTCGAAGTAAAAAGCATAGCCCTTTGCATATAGCTCCTTAAGCTTGAAATCTACACCTTTACTAGATTCTTTTGTTTTTTCTAAGAGACAGTCTGTTATGTCCATAGAAGGGTTTTTAATGTCTGGAATAAATTCCATTGGCTGTTTTGTAATGCCGTATGTTAAGAAGTCTCTTAATTCATCAACACCATTTGGATTTGATTTAATTGCAGAGCCTTTGCCTTGAACAATATCTGTTTGAAACATGATGTTGCATTCCATAAACCTAACCGTACCATATGATACTATCTCAACACTCCCACTAGCCGATTGATTTATATTCGCGCTTGTTGTCTTAACATTATCTTTAAAATCAACAAACTTCTGTAACCATAATTGTGGCTCAAAATAACTCCCACTTGCTGAGTCACCTTCATATGAGGTCAACCCCGACAAGTCACCACCAGTGAAGCCAATCATACCATAAGCATCAGCACCAATTTGTGTTCCACTTGCTATTAGTAAATCAAATGCTGATAAGGCTGATACTGTTATTTTTCTAGTCGATCTATTTACAACAACTGTATATTCTTGAGTCCCAACATCGTTAAGCGCGTTTGAAACGGCATTAACATAGGCATCTAAAGTGTATGCGCCTATCTCTATTTCAGCGGATAACTCGCCAGCACCTTCATCAAAGTTTATAAACCTATTATCATCATTAACAGAGTGACCGTAAGTCCAAGCCGAATATGTATTAAGCATTTATATTCCTTATGCAAAACGAGGATTTAAAACCACGTTACCATTTTTTTGATTCGATTCCGATGTTATGTCAGCGATATATGCGCCTAGTTCCTCTTGTTGAACTAGCGAGCCTTCAACTGTCAAATTAACTGTTGTGCCAACTTGTCTTTCTTCCTCTTCAACATCATCAACAACGCTTGGTGCTTCGGTTGAAAACCCTGCGTTTGATGTATCACCACCAGCCGCGCCACCAATACCACCACTAGCAAATGATTTCATAATACCACCAAGAGCAACAAGAGCTGCGCCAGTGGCAATCTGTGATGTAGGGTCTACTTTTATCAATGCTAAATTCGCAATACCTTGAGCGATGTAAAACTCACCCAACTGAATAGCTAAATCACCAAATGCGCCAACCACAAACTTAGTGAAGTTTTGCATAACATCTTCACCCTTAGCCATAGACTGAATAACATTTTGAATCCCACCAGATATTGATTTTGCGAATTGATTATTTATTATTTTATTTGCTGCTATAGCCATGTTACTAAGTTTTTTAGTTACACCATCAACACTTGACTCAATGCTTGTGTTTATACCTTGTACTATAGGTTTTACAGATTCAGAAAATTGCTGAAGACCCATTAAGCTTGAATTTAATTTATCACTGAATGCGGTATCATCTAATATTCCAGATAATAGACCACCCTCCTCGTCGTTTATTTGTTGAATTTTTGCTTTAGCTGATACTAAAAACGTGTCAACCTCTTGACCGATAAATGTAAACACAGGTCTTAATGATGTTAGTATGTCATTAAAAACACCAATAACAGTTTCTTTTATAGAGTTAAAAACTTCAGCTACCTTATCACCTAGCCTACTAAGCACGTTAAACACAATTTCAAATGGCATTATTACATTATTAACAATTACTTTACCAAAAGAAACCATGCCAGATATTGCGGAGTCTAAACTTATTGAGCTTAGTGATTTATCTATGTCTTGAATTGTTTCCGTGAGTGCTTTCGCGCTTGCTATAATTAAAGGCGAAAATAACTTGCCTAAGTTAGCCCTCAAGTTAAACATATTGTCAGATAGTGTTGATATAACACCGCTAAGAGTTTTTGACTGCGCATCCATCGAATTGAAAAACGTGCCGCCTTTAGATGTTAGCTTTGTAATTGCTTTTTCAAACTCCTCAAATGGTATTTTACCATTGCTTACTGCATCTCTAACTTCTCCAATAGACATCCCTGTTGAGTCTGCAAACTCTTGGAATAAATTAATACCTCTATCCGCAAACTTATCTAGTTCTACCAATGTTAGTTTTTGGGAGGCAACTAACCTACCAAACGGAATAGCTAAGTCTGATATTTCTGTGCCAACACCTGCGGCTAGGTCACCTAGCTTTCCTAGTGTTGGAATTATATTTTCTTGAGCAACACCAAATGACAATAGCTGTCTAGTTGATGCTGATAAACCCTCTAATTGAAACGGTGTTGATGCTGCGAATGATTGTAAATCTTCAAGTTGCTTTTGAGCTGCTTTTGTCGAACCAAGCATGGTTTTAAATTGTGTTTCTATAACCTCAAGGCTTTTGCCAGCCTCAACAACTGCGCCAAGCTCGTTTCTAACCCCTCTAATTGATGCAATAATTAACTCTGCGCCAAGGTTTGCTGCTAAAAACTCTTTAAAGCCAGCACCAAATGCCTGACCACTTACTTTCCCAGCTTTCTTTGCGTCTTTGCCAATACCTTTGAATGCATCTGACGTGTCACCTTTTTCAAGATCGACCTCAATGATTATTTTTTCAGCCATTTATCGCCTTTGATATATCGCCAAGCCTAACAACATTTTTAACTTCAAAGCTACTAGGGTGCGCAATTTTATGATATTTTCTTTTAATATTTTCTTTGGAGTCTTTTGTTAATGTAGGGTAGTGTGTTGCTTCGTGCATTTTTAAAGTATCTCTTGCCTCGTTAATATACATCAGTCTAACCAGTGTATTATATTTGCAAACGTCTAAATCCATGACCTCGTTCAACTTATATCCGTAATAGCGCATGAATCTTGAGAGTGTAACATCACTCTCGCTTATTACTTTTTTTCTTCTGTAAGCACCTTAATGATCTTGTTTAAGTGATCTAGTTCAAGGTTTTCGCACATTTCTTTTTCTAAACCAAGCTCAACTAAAAATTCAATTACAGAGTCAAACTTATCAGCGCTTTCTGCATATGCTTTAGAGTAACTCGACATTTGTTTTACTGATGGGAACTTTATATTGTACTCAACATCATCCAACTTAAACTGTAATTCTCTTCGACTAAATTCTAACATATCACTCTCCTAAAAGTGTGGGTGGTTCTTACACCACCCTATTAATTAAACTAATTCTTGTGTTGAATCACCATATGCCCACAATGAAATTTGGCTCGGTTTAGACGTGTCATTGTATGCAACAAATTCAACTTCCATTCCTTGAATATCTTGACCGCTATAAGAAACCGATGAAGGTTTTGGTGCTGACTTCCAGAATGTAATATCTTCTGTTTTATCTGATTTTGCTAGCCTGATTGGGTGTAGAATCAACTTACCACCTAGATCAAAAAGGTTTTGGTATAGTCTTGAAGTACCTTGACCAACTAGCTTTGTACCAGAAGTCGGTGTAAATGAATCACCTGTAACTGAACCAACGATAGTTTCCCACCTTGTTTTTGTCATTTCAATTAAAGACATTGATACGTTAGCCGTAGAGCCTGTATATGTCTCACCAAGCATGACTTGCCCTGTTTGATCTGCCCGTAATTCAACTGATTGTGTTTCGATCGTTAAAGTTGAACCACCTTCCGCTGTTTTTCCGAGATCACCACCAAGCCCACTTGCTAAAACCTCAAATGTTAAGCTTGGAGCATTTGTGTTTATTTCTTCTGTAATTTTACCGATGTCTTTATTCTCAACAATTACTTCCGCACCTGATTGAGATACATTTACATTTAATGCACCTAAAGCAGTTACAAATAAACCTGCAATAACGCTTGCGCTATCACCGTCAACATAAGTAACTTCAATTTTAGTTTTTCCCGCTGGTGCTGGGTCAACCGCTGGTGTGGTGCCAGATAATAATACATAATATTGACTCTCAACTTGATCTTCATCCAAAACATTCAGATCAAAATACTCATCTGTTAAACTACCAGCAACATCATCAATAAATGTTACCTTTCTACACTCTTCTCTACCCCATTTGGCAGAGACAGCTTCTAATTTGATATCGTTCGTTGACGTACCTGATAAGCTCATAAAACATTCCTTTGTTATATCTTTTTAAATTAATTCTTTTAATTTGTGTTGTATCCAACTAACACTGTAAATTGTAATGTGAATCGCCCTGCTTTGTCATTATTTTCAACAGCTTCATTCTCAATACCACTACCGACAACCGATTTGATAAACTCATTTTGATCTATTCGGCTTTGACTTTGAAGGTTACTCATAATCTCGATAGCGTTACAGTATGCTTTATCAAGTTTAGTTATAATATCCTTATCACCATCTTTCCAAATAGTGAGAGTAACGTCAAATGTACAAGTGTAACTAGTGTCAATTCTCTGACTAGACATATTCCCTATTTTTAAGAAGTATGTTTCCTCAAGTTTAGACTCTGAAATATTTGAATCAGTGTAGTATTCTTTGTGAGATTTTAAATCTGGCTCGACTTCTTTTATTACACTTTTAAAATAAGACCTGATTTCGTTAATCATCTTCTTATCATCCTAAGAGACCTTATATCGTATGCAACAGCATCAACAACACCGTCACCATCAGCGTCTAACCTTAGTGCTGATCTTTTACGTGATGAGTCTCTCATGTTCTCGTACTCGTTTCTTTTTTCTTGAAAGATATCATTATTAGAGACTTGATTGCTTTCAAATATAATTAACAATGTCTCGAATGTTGACCAGAATTTGAATTGTTCTTTTATTTCAGAATCTGTTGAGGCGATTAAAGCTATATCTTGCTTCGTGTATCTGCTACCGTCATTTTTCCAGATTCTTTGCTCGTCTAACCAAGCAATTATTTTATCCTGTGCCTTTCTATGAGCATATAGGAATGAGTTCTTACCAAGTGGCACATCATCAATTATTTTCGGCTCATATGGGAATAAGTCAGCATCAACACTGAACAAAGCATCATCATCAACACTTAAAGCATCAATTGAATAACTTCTTGTTCTACCTACTGGGTCTATGTCAGTTATTACTTTAACTACAACAGTCTTTGCACCATCAGTAATATAAGCCCAGTCCAAAAACCATTTTTCGTTATCAGAATTATATACGCTTATAAATGACTCTGTTGCTTCTGGTTGTATCAATACGTCTGTGATTGTCTCAGCACCACCACCCGACACAAAGCTGAGTGAAGCATCAAGCCTTAATTTGTCTTCAACTTGAACGGTTGTTTCTAGCGTTAAACTTGGAAAAATCATTTACTTACCAACCCTTTTATCTGGCATTCGCCAAAATAAGTGACCTGCGACAAAACCAACTAAAAAAGGAATTGACGGGTAGTCATGCGACCACCTAATTATGTACGCGCTAATTGATTGAGTTGCATCCTCGTCGTATATGATATAAAAATCAAAAATAATTATAGACGCAACCATTAATAAAATAAAGATAGGTGTTTTTTTCATTCAATAATCCCTAGGAACCAGCCAACTCTTTTTCTAAACTCATCCAACTCAGCTTGAGATATATTTTCAGAAGGCTGCATTGATATAAATTCCCTGTATGCTTTTTGTAGTGACCCTGTTTGTAATGCAGTTATTAACACTGGCATAGACTCAACAAGAGAGTCAATTTGATCGTCACTCTTTTGCTTATAAACATTGTTAGAGCCGAACTTTGCTATTATTTCTCTCCCATAACTCATTGCTGGGTTGATTAAATCCATTTCAAGGTTGTATCTTACTTGCATTTCGCATGTTGGAGAATAAGTGTTTATTATGTCATTCAAAACATCTTCATCATCACTAAGTAAAACCTCTTTCATATGTATTTCAATGATAGACATTAAACTTTTTTCAGAATCGTATTTAACAGCAACATGGTCAAACTTTGAAGCGATAGTTGAAAGCATCAACATATCAGTTAAGACGCTATCGTGACAGCTATGGTCTTTCTTAAACCAATACATATGACTCATTATTGAACCCTCGTTATAGTTACAATTCCATCGTAAATTCTCGCGGTATCACCGTTCTGTTGTGTCCTGTATTGAAGTATTGCACTTCCAGCACCCAACTCAGCACCCGATAAAACTATTTTACCGTATGCCCAAAGCCTTTGATCTGCGCCAGCATCTTTTGGCTCAACTCTAAATGTTTTTACAACACCAACAACAGTTCCAGTTCCACTGATGTTTAATTCGCCAATGAAGTCTCTTTGACCTGATGAATAACCCTGATTAAAGCCAACCTCAACCTCATACAACCCTGTTGAGTTTAAGCCACTATAAACAGCCGTTGCATATGCTTGTGGCGATGTTGTTGTATTTGTTGCTGGTATTAAGTTTTGACCATAGAAATACTCTGAACCATAAACACTTTTAAAAGTAAGCACAGTTCCGTCATCATCAATTAACTTGGCTTCGGGTCTAGTGCCAGAGTCATCAATGTATATCCCTGCTTTACCTGAGCTAGGAGCACTTGGAGCCACTAACCTTTTTACAAAATTAATTACACCATTAGACATTAAAAAACCTCCAAACAGCCCTCAACTTCAATACCATTATCGGTCTCAAAGCCAGCCATTAACACCACGCAATTTTGTTCAACAACTATATCTTGAGTGTACGAGGTTCGGAAAACTTTCAAAACATCTTTAAAGTTTATCCATGTTTTCCGACCAGTTAATATAGTTAGTAAGTTCGTATAAACCATTTGTTAAAAGTCTAAAACGATCTCGTCAGTAATTTCAATATTCAATTCCGTAGTACTGTTTGCTGTACCAAGATATTGATGAATCTCACCGTTAGCTGTCTTTGCAGTAGCAGTTACACCACCAACAGTATTAAGATAATATCTTGAGGCAACCGTTAATGATGATAAGTTTGAGTTTGTTCCTTCTCTTAATAGTGTACCATTTGCACCAGAACTAACCGCAGCACTTACAAAACCATGCGCCCTTCTGTCGTTAGTTGCATCGGCTAATCTTATTTTAACAGTACCACCATCATTCCAAATATTACAAAAGTCACCAGCACTCAATGCTTCAGATGCTTCAATGACATTTACATCAAGGTCTGGAATAAAAGACGAATCAATTTTACCATCAGAGCCAGTTCTGATTATCTTGTTTGCATCAGGTGCACCAGTTGTTGCATTGATACCTTGTTTAAGTTTTTTTCTACCGTTTTCGAGAGTTAAAAATTTTCCGTTAGCCATTTCATAAATCCTTTTATAGTTGTATCGGTTCTTGTATTGATATTTGAATTGCCCCCACCCCTAAAGATGTTGCCACTTGTGTTCTATAGCCGCTAACTGGTGCTGTTGAGGTTAGGTTTCCATTTACATCTAAGTATATAGGTAGTCCCAGCGCAAAGGCAAAAGAACTATCTTCCATCTTTCCTATTATTTGGTATTTTATTTTATTCCCATCCAAAGCACCTGTTCTTGTTATTCCAATTACAGTTGCCTCGCCTTCAGTTGAATCATTGTTTGCAAGTGCAACACCTGACAGTGTTTTGTAAATCGCTTTTACTGCGCTTATGTTGCCATCAGCAAAGTCTTGTTCGTAATCTTCAGTCTCGCCCGAGTTAGCAACAAACACCTCTACCATAGAGCTATTTGGTCTAGTGGTTGATTCTAAAAATTTAGTGTGTTCTCTACCCTCAATCGTTTTTGGTTGAGTCATTTGCTAGAATCTCCAACTTGTCGTTCTTTAGGATTTCATAATACCAAGCGACCCATGCACCCTTCGCGTAAGTAATATCAAATGCCAAAGCAGCCATGCCAAGTTCTATCTGCTTATCAAACATAAGGCGACGAAGCCCTTTTTCAGACTTCGCCTTTATGAAATTTCTAATTTTAAAACTATTAGACATTTAAACCTATGCTACTAATTTAGCTACTAGTGGAGACTCTGTTGCGCCAACACCTTGCTCACCTAATTCTAAACCACCAACACCAAATACTTGATCCATTGCAGTTCTCATTGAGTTTGCACCAAATTCGTTAGCTTTCTGGTCGCTCATCTCTACACCACCCTGAAAAGCAAGACCAACACCATCAGCATCGTACATCTTCATTTCATCACCAGTGATAAGTCTTGAGATAACAACAGGGATTCCGTATAACATACCGATTTGACCAGTTCTTACGTTAGCTGAACCGTAGAAATCAGCTCTTACAAAGTCAGATTCAGCAAGCATTTCAGCCTCTTTATCTACACCAATTGCAATTGTCATTCTAGCGATATCACCACCGTTTTGAAGAAGTTGTCTTCTCATTTCTAAAACTTGCTCTTTAACAGTTGTAACCGCAGCCGCAGAAACAGTAACACCAGCAACAAGATCAATAACATTGATAATTTGCTCATCAACATATTTAGCGTGACTTAAAGACGCTCTGATTGCTGCTTCAGTTTTGAACTCTAGAGTTGATTGATAAATATCTCTTGAGTCGAAAAGCCATGCAATGTATGCGTTAAAGTCTAAGTTAATTCTATCGTTAGAGTCAGTTAGTGAACTTGCATCAGCAGAAGCACCAAATGCTCTGTTAGTTACTGTGAAGTTACTTAGCTTAGGCACGTCAAAAGACTTAGCACCTTTAACAGCAAATTGTGAAACATTTCTTACAGTTGGAGCAAGAACAGATTTTTCGATTAAGTTTTTTTGTACCGCCGCCACAATTAAATCATTTTTTGTGTTCGGTAGTGTTTGGATAGCATCAGCCATTTTACATTCCTTTGTTTATTATTATTATTTTAACTTATGTTGATTTTCTAGCGTGTATGCAATAATTTCTTCCGCACTCGCCTTGTTAATGTCAAACCCCTTTGTCGGTTGATTAAGTGGTTTTGAGTTTGGTGTGGCATCAACTAAATTTACAGACTTTTTAAATATATGCCCGTATCTTTCCATGTTTTTGTCCACGATGTTCTTAGTATCTTCCTTGTTTACTATGAACGAGTCATCTAACTCAACAACACTCTTATCATTATCATCTATAAGCTTCATGAAAACGTCAACATCTTTAACGCCACGAGAAAGAAGTTCTGATTTTATAGCACTGTTTATCTGAGTATCGGCAAATGATAACTTATCTTTCGCGTTCCCATGTTTCAGAGCCTTAATCTCTTCCTTAAGAGTACCAATAACACCCTCAAGGTTGCCTTTCTTTTGTTCTTGCTCAAGATTCCAAGCCTTTTTTTCTTCTCTTAAGGCTTTAGCTTCTTCTTTGTACTTAAACATGTCGCGCTTAAAGTCCAAATCGGCTTGTGATAATGTTTCTGTTTTTTCAGTTGAAGCACTGCTTACATCTGTTTGAGCCACTGACTCGGTAGTTTGTTCATTCATTTTATTCCCTTATGTTGAATAATGTCAAACCTTGACGTTATTTTAAACTTTTTAATAAATTATCTTTTATAAATTTAAGCACTTTCTTTTTAGATGTGCTACTAAATGTTAAATATTCGTAATATCTAGAAACTCCCTCGCTTATCTTCTTAAATGTAGCTCGCTTGGTTTTACCTGATTGTGTCTTATACGACTTATGTAGTTTATCACTATGCTCAATTACATATTCAGCTTTACCATTCGATGAATCTAACTTCACATTCTTTTGCAAATCATCCAACAACTCACCAGTGAATGTAATATTAATCTTATCTCTATCGTATTTCTTATGAGTGGTGTTCAGACCGTCGTTTTCCTCTCGCCATTGCCTATAGCTATCGCTAGGTCTACCAAAATCGCTATCTCTAATGTCATCAACTACAATTTTACCAACACCGTCACGCATAGATTTAGCACGTAAGTTTTTAGTAAGATCACGGCGAATCTTGTTTTGCACTTGTTTAAGGTTTTTAACTTTTAATTTAGCCATTATTCTGTTTGCTCAATATCTAATAACTCTAAAGCTCTAAACAAGTCAGCCCTAGACTGCTTTCTACTCTCTCTAACCTCTTTGACTGAATTTGCAATATCTTGTGCTTCTTGGTTTGTTAGACCAAAAAACTCTCTTCTGGGAACTGTGTCACCAGTATTATGGTTAAAGCCCTTTTTAGTTTGCAAGCCTTTCTTCATCTGTATAAACACGGTTGAAGCTTTCTCTTTGCTCTTGCGCCTACCAATACCGTCTAGCATGTCACCATCAAGAAATAAGTCAACACTATCTCTAGTAACACCTTTTAAGTCAGCATACTTCTTTGTGTACTTCTTAAACTTACCACCATTGATTGTCTTTCCATCTAAGGTTCTAGATTCTATTTCTGCTTGAGCTAGTTCTGCAAATGCTGTCTTCTCATTTGCTGTTGGCTTCCTACCTAGATATGAAGCCAAGTCAACCTCCTGACTTAGCTCATCTAGCGATACATTCAAACTACCTTTTGCTATCTTCTTCTTTGGCATTATCTTCCTTGATTATATTCGGCATGGCTGGCAATTCTGGAACAATAAACTCCTTATCCCTGTCTATTTCATCCAGTATCTTTTGTGCTTTTTCTTCATCGTCTAATTCTCTATCCAACATTAAAGCTTCTTTTTTACTCATAAGACCTAGATCAATTCTAGCCTCGATGTTAG